TGAACGTTATCTACCTGAGAAAGCGATTAAGGCTCTTTCTGCCAGTGAATATGCCGCCTCTACGGCTAAAAAGCGAGAAGCAACTAGAAGAGGTAAACAAGTATCTAAACAGCCAAAAGCGATTGCAAGAAAAACGAAAAAATATAGAAGCTACTCGTAGGTTACAGAATGAGCTTTCTACACACATTAAAAATTGAAGAGCGAAGAATACTTCGAGAAGTTGTCAAAAGAGTACACCTTAAACATCACCCTGAACAATTCTGTACTGATAGAGAAGCAGATAAAGTTATAGCTGTTATTGGTCCTGAAACAGTAGATAAGTTACTTAGGATCGGAGTAAATACAAACATTGATAACGTTTAAGTATAAACCTGATGGTGAGATCTTAAAGTCTTTTATGAAAGATAATACTTTCTTTCGTGGCATTAGAGGTCCAGTTGGTAGTGGAAAGTCAGTTGCTTGTAGCATAGAAATATTTAGAAGAGCCTTAATGCAGGAAAAAGATAAGTCAGGCAAACGAAAAAGCAGATGGGCAATCATAAGAAATACTAATCCACAACTAAGAACAACAACTATTAAAACTTGGCTTGATTGGTTTCCTGAAGAAGATTGGGGGAAGTTTGCTTGGTCTGTGCCATATACTCATAACATAACAGCAGGTGATTTAGAAATGGAAGTTATATTCCTTGCTCTTGATAGACCTGAAGATGTTAAAAAACTATTATCACTAGAACTTACTGGTGTATGGATTAACGAAGCAAGAGAAATACCAAAGTCAATTATTGATGCTTGTACTATGAGAGTTGGTAGATATCCTAGTGTAAAAGATGGTGGTGCTACATGGTCAGGTGTTATCTGTGATACTAATAGTCCTGAAGAAGATCACTGGTGGTCTATTATGAGTGGTGCTGTACCAGTTCCAGATCATATAACTTTAGAAGAAAGTCGAATGTTAATAAAGCCTGATAACTGGAGATTCTTTACACAGCCTAGTGGAATGATAGAAGAAAAAGATGATGAAGGTGTAATTACTGGATACAAACCTAATGATAAAGCAGAAAATAAAAATAATATATTAGAATCGTATTATCCTAATCTAGTGCAAGGTAAAACAAAGTCTTGGATAGATGTTTATGTTATGAATAGACTTGGCAGTATTCAAGATGGTAAGCCAGTTTATAATATGTTTGTGGCTGATACTCATGTTGCAAAAGAAGAAATACCAGTAGCAGATGGATTAGATGTATATATTGGATTAGATTTTGGTCTTACACCTGCCGCTGTCTTTGGTCAAAAGGTTAGAGGTAGATGGAATATACTACAAGAGATTGTAGCATTTGATATGGGTATTGTTAGATTTGCTGAACTACTTAGATCTGAAATTGCAACAAGATATGCAAATTGTTCTGTGCATATTTATGGTGACCCATCAGGTGACTTTAGATCTCAAACAGATGAATCAACTCCTTTTCAGATATTAAGAGGTGCAGGTTTAAGTGCTAGACCTACACAAAGTAATGATGTGTCACTAAGAATAGAGGCAGTATCATCTGTATTAAATAGAATGGTAGAAGGTCAATCAGGGATTTTGATTGACTTTAGGTGTAAAGAATTGGTAAAAGGATTTGAGGGGGGTTATCAATATCGTAGACTTCAGGTGTCAGGAGAACGATATGAAGATAAACCTTTGAAAGATAGATACTCACATATCCATGATGCTATGCAGTATTTGATGTTGGGTGCAGGTGAGGGAAGGCAGGTACTAGGCATGAATAAAAAAATAGAAACATTTAATGCTAGAGTAGAATATGATGTCTTTAATCGCAGACCTAAACAACAAAGACGAGTAGGATTATGGGCAAGAATGTAAGGAGAGCCTAATGTGTTTACCAAGAAGTAGTCCAAAGCCACCTCCTCCTACTGTAGAAGAAAAAGAAGCTACAATGGAAAGAGAGGCACAACAAGAAGTTGAAACTGCAAAAAGAGTAGATGCAAGACAAGATGTACTTGAAGAAAATATAACTCGCAGAAGAAAGGGTAGTGGTAGACGATCATTGCTACGAGGATCAGGTGGTGGCATAGGTTTCTACAACGAATACGATAACTAATGCACGAAAAAACTGTAGAAAATTTACTTCAAAACTTTGAGAAAGCAAAGACTCATAGATTGCATTTTGAAGATGTATATGATGAAATCTTTGATTTTTGTTTGCCACAACGTCAAGGATTTAAGACTGTTACTATAGGCGAAAGAAGAGATGACAGAATATTTGATGAAACAGCAGTTGTAGGTATTCAAGAGTTTGCATCAAGATTACAGTCTGGACTAACCCCTAACTTTGCTAGATGGGCAGACTTTGTTACTGGTCAAGAAGTTCCTGAAGAAGAAAAAGATGATATTAATAATGCTTTAGATGAAGTTACAGACTATGTATTTGAAGTATTACAAACCTCAAACTTTGCTCAAGAAATACATGAATGCTTTATAGACCTTGCTCTTGGCACTGCTGTGTTATGTATTATGGAAGGTGATGCAGTTAATCCAATAAGATTTCAATCTATACCTTTACCTCATGTAGTATTAGATGCAGGACCTGATGGCAAGATAGATCATGTATATAGAGAAAGACAAATTAAGAATGAAGATATACCAGTAGCTTATCCTAATGGTGTATTTACACCTCAAATGTTAGAAAGAATTAGCAGAAATGGTGAAGGTAAATCTAAAATTTTAGAAGTATCATGTAGATTATATGATGATCCCAATGAAGAAAAATATGGATATTATGTTATAGATGTAACAGACAAAGAAATGATTATGTCTGAAATCTATAAAGGTGTGGGATCAAATCCATTTATAGCTTTTAGATGGAGCAAGGCAAGTGGCGAAATATATGGCAGAGGACCTGCATTAAATGCACTTAGTGCAATCAAGACTTGTAATCTAACTATAGAAATGATTTTAGAAAATGCACAGATGGCTATATCAGGTATCTATCAGATAGATGATGATGGTGTTATAAATGTTGATACAATAAACTTAGTCCCTGGCACAGTCATTCCAAAAGCACCTAACTCACAAGGTCTACAGCCTATTAGAGCCGCAGGTTCGTTTGATGTAGCTAACTTAATTTTAAATGATATGAGGAATAATATAAAGAGAGCTTTGTATAATGATATGTTAGGTGATCCTAATAGAACACCTGCATCAGCTACAGAGGTTGCAGAACGTATGGCAGACTTATCAAGAAAGATAGGATCAGCATTTGGTAGATTGCAATCCGAGATGGTGCAACCATTATTACAAAGAGTTATCTACATATTACAGAAGCAGGGTCGAATAGAAATGCCAACAGTTAATGGTAGGGAAGTTAAAATTCGTAGTGTTTCTCCCCTAGCACAAGCACAGAGCAATCAAGATATTGTTTCTCTAAATCGTTTCCTACAAACTGTGGCAGGATCATTCGGTCCTGAGATATTAAATATTCTGATATCATCAGAAGAAACTGCACTCTATTTAGCAAAGAAGTTTGGTGTGCCTGATAATCTAATTAGAGATGCAGATGAAAGACAACAACTAATACAGATGGCACAGCAGATGCAACAAATGCAACAACAAGGAGAACTACCTAATGCCGCAACACTTGGGGGTTGACGGATATCCTAGACCCAAAGAACAAGACGAACAAATTTCCAAAGTAATAGAATCAGTATTTAAAACTCCAAATGGTTTGGAGATGTTACAGTATTTA